AGCTCATCAACGAATAATAAGGAAATAGACATACCACGAGCTGCAGAACCTGTTGTGGTTGAAATACCAATTTCAGATCCATTAGCTAATTTCATCGAAGTCTTACCATATTCTTCAACCCCCGGCTTTAACCAGTTTGGTAGTTCCTCATAAGCTAGTCGAACACGTTTAAAGATTTCAATAGCTGTTGCTTCTTTGTTAGCTACAATAACAACACGTTTATCTGCTTCAAAACAAGCATGATGCAAGGCGTGAATTGTATATAGGGTACTCTTACAACTCTGTCTTGGGGATAATAAGATGAAAAACCTATTATCTCTCATCTTTCTCAACACTCGACGTTGGTATGGTCTAAGAGGTATCTTCATTCTACCTTTATCTGGATGAACGATGAAGAAATACTCTTCTGCAAAGTGTAAAATGTTTTGTGAACACTTTTTAATTTCCTTTACCTTCTCTGGAGTGTATTCAAACACAGCTCCAGCAGTGGGTAGCGCAGGGTTATTTAGGTAAGTTTGTTTCTTTTTTGTAGGATCAGCCATATCTCTAAATAATATATATGTCTATAGCACCAATTGTAGATAGAGCGGTAAGTGTCTGTGAAGAGTTTGCAGATGCTATCCTATTTGATTCTATTCATAAGAGTATTATTATTAATATTCATAAAGAACGGTTCCAAACACTGCGGAAAGAACTTAAAAAATATAGGTATAATCTCAAGCATATGACTAAAATGGAAGAAACAGAGACCTTTACGTGTGTTTTCATACAAAGCTGACTAAATATAATTAGTATGTCAAAACAAACAATGTTTAAACTTGGTCAAATTTACGGTAATATGCTTAACAACGTGCAAGTTGTTGCTGAAAAAGCACTACCACAGAAAAAAGGAACCGGTGGTAAAAATCTTAACGATAAAGGTGTTGCCGATCTACAAGCTGGTGGACCTTCTGAAAAGGGTGGGTTTAAACCTGCAGATATTGATACAAACAAAATGTCTAAAAAGAAAGAAAAAGACAACGCATACAATATCGATAATCTATCTTATTCAGATGAAGATGAGGAAATTATTGAAAAAATGTCACAACGCGCAATAAATAAATTTATGAGCAAATCTATTTTTGATAAACTATACGAAAACGTAATGATGGGTCAGTCTGAAGACGCCGAAACAATGGAACTTGATGCACTTGGCATCGAAGATGGTGCAGAAGACACAGTAGGTGATGAACTTGGTGGTGATGAAGACCAAGTAACAATTACTCTATCGAGAGACCTTGCAAAACAACTACACGATGTTCTTATGACCGTTATTGGTGGTGAAGAAGAAATCGGTGATGACGAAGAACCAGCAGAAGACGAAGTTGGTGAAGATCAAAACGAATTTGGTGGTGACTTCGAAGAAGATGAAGAAACACTTGGTGTACCATTGCATAGCGCAAAGACAACACTCACCGGTAAAGACAATAAGGTTAATGCAAAGCTTAAGCCAGGTACCGGTAAGCCAGGTGACGGTAAATATACCGATACCGTAGATGGTGACGCAGGTGATCACGGTCACGCTCTTGTAAATGCTAAGAAGCCTAATATGGGTGATAAGGGCAATAACAAGGTAAGTGGTCAAACAAAGACTGGTAAAGTCGGTAATGACTATTTTGCTGCCTAAAAATAGATAAAAGCTAATATTTGGAGAACCCGATCGTAATAGATCGGGTTTTCTATTAAATATTGTTGTGATTAATTTCAAGCAATTTTTTGAACAACTTCATAGTGTAAATAGCCTTACACTTCATACTAAATCCCGCAACCCACGTCGCAATATCATGAATACCAAAGGTAACATCGTTGGTAAGATAGATAAAATAATTGGTGATAGGAAAAATAGTAAAGTTGAAGCTATAGCAAAAGGTAAAGCTGGTCAAACATTTTTAACTCACGATAGAGCTTTTGCACTTGCAAAGCAGTATGGTATAAATTTACCACAAGATGGTCAGGAGAAATCAATTAACTCCAACCCCAATTCTACACAAAAACTAATTAACCGTGGAGGTAATTACTATCTTACAAAATGAGTGATTGTAGACCATTACAGAGTTGCAATATATTTGCTGGTCAAGCTGCAGCAGGTTGTCAAGTATTCAATGCGGATAATTTTCAAGGTGAGCAAGCTATATATGATAACGCGTATAAAGATTTAATCAACAATTTTGGTACAAATGTTAACTATTATGTTAACACTTATAGTGTATCTGCAACGGATAACTTTTACGGTGAAGATCCAACAAGACCGTTCACCTTACCACAACGTATTAGAATGTATGTTGAAATTGGAGCAAACGCAATCACACTACGTAAGTTTGGGTTTGTAAGTGAAGAAGAATTTACAGGTTATATACACATTGATACTTTCACAAATGCGTTTAGCTCATTATCATATGATACATTCGGTCAAAGAATTGAACCAAAATCAGGTGATGTTGTAGAACTAGTGGATTATGCTTGTAGACCTGGTAATAGGGGTCCGAGATACTATGAAATTACTGAGCGTGTTGATGAAGATATACCAACTATCAATCAGATGTATGGTTCATACATTTATAGGTTAAAAGGTAAACGTTTCGAGTACTCATTCGAGCCTGGTATAACTGGTGAATCAGGTAATAATCAAGTTTATGATAATACGTTCTCCGGTATTGTTTCAGCTGCACCGGATTATAATGTATTAAGTCTCAATGATACTAATGTAGTATTACATCTTAACGGAGATTTTGAACTTGCAATTGCAGAAATACAACAAGCTATAGGTAGTAAATCATACCCAGGTAATGTGGATCAACTTAGCATTGAAAAGGTGTTTAACCAGAATGTTAACAATACCGATATCTATGGAACTTACGGTTAATTTAATACTGTAATTAAAGTAATATATTACCCCAGCTAGCAGATGAAGGAACTTGCGGAAAAATTTCACCTTTGAAGCGGGTGGTATAGTTAGTACCATATGTAAAAGTACCATTGTTGGTGAAAGTATTTGTAGGACGAAGAGATAAATTTGATCCTGCTGTTATTGTAGTGGTTCCATTGTTTATAAATGTACCATTGTTAGTAAATAGACCATCAGTATTGTTGAGAAATGTACTATCGTTGGTGATTTGATTATTATTAGTTAATAACCCATAGTTGGTGAATGCACCACCAGCATTATTATTGAATACACCACTAGCATTATTATTGAATGTACCATCGTTGGTGATTTGATTATTATTGTTCAAAAAGTAATTGTTAGTGAGTAACCCACCAGTATTGTTATTGAATGTACCTGCGTTGTTTGTCAATGTACCATTGTTGATGGTAGTTGCATTATTGTTATTGTTGAATGATCCACTACCTTCGTTGGTGAATGTACCATTGTTGGTGAATGCACTACTGTTGTTAACTAACGAACTATTGTTAGTGAGTATACTATTGTTAGTGAGTATACCATTACTAGGTATTTCAGTTGCAGTATTAATAATAAAAAAGCTACTGTTTGTTATATTAAATGGAAGTAAATCTGGAATACCATTATCGCAACGTGTTTCTATGGTTAAAATATCACCTTGACCTGGTGTATTTGAGTTGGAACCTGTTGCACTGAGTCCTGTCCACCAATTAGTACTTTCACCCCAGTTAGTGTTGCTTGAGCCACCGGCGTTGTCGTTAAAATAAAGTGTTGCCATAAGTTTTAAATATTAAAGTTGATAACCAGGTGCAAAGCTAATAACATCCCATTTGCTGTCTAATGAGTTGTATTTTGCTGCCATAATATCCATTTTATTAGTTGAAATGGACCAGTTGAGAGTTGTGATGGGTGTTCTGAAGCTTGAAGCAAGCAATACTCTTGCAATGTTGGTAGTGTATCGGATGTTCCACATGATGATTTGAGCATCATATGCGCTAATAGGTGCACCAATGGTTGCGCTCAATGCAATGCCGCTCAATGATGCAACAAATTGATCAGCACTCAATGCATTGCTGGATAATGTACCTGTTGTGGAAAGGGTTGGAAGGGTTAGTGTAATTCTCTTGTTTTTCCAACTAGCATCATTGCTCGTCGCGCTATTTTTAACAAGTATCTGGTTGGTTGTACCACCAACAGGTAAACTACCACCTGAACCAGATGCACTCAATGCTGATAAACTAATAGTGTTACCATTAGAAATAGACAATTGAGCATTACCGGAATTAAAAGATAATGTTTGAATCCAGTTAGCTGAATTGGAACTTACTGTAGTGTATGTACTTTGCCAGTTAGCAGTCAAAGCTTTAATATCGGTTCCTTGATAGTTCCAGTTTGTAGCACTATTTGCTTGAACCGTACTGTAGACTGATGCATTGTTTGCACTTTGAGAACTTACTATACTATAAATCGTTAGAGAACGCTCTAGACCACCAACACTAATTTGATTGAATGCACTGGTTCCTGATAAAACTGTACTAATGTTTAATAAAAGACGATCAGTACCGGTAGCAGTAGTGGTAAGTTGAAGGGATGAAAAATTTACAGGTGTTGACATAGAAATAAATTAAAACAGATTACACTTCATCTAAAGTTACAGTACCATCTGCATGTATGGTGACTGGCTTATAATACTTATTCATAATATCTTGAGTGCAATCTGGTTTGATTGATTCCAGATAAGAGCGAAGACCCTCAGAAATTACAAACAGATCTTTTGCGTTGGTACCGAGATTTGCTAAGATTTCTCTAGCACCAAAAGCAACACCATTCTCATCTATTTTTTCGCTCCACAACAACGACATGCCAATTTCCCACCGTCTCAATAGATTATCAAAGCTGTTGCGAGTGTAATCAATTAATGTAGTTGCTGTCTGTTGTTTAATGTCAATTACTGGTGGAGGATTTAAAATGTTCATAATACTATTTATATGTTAAAACTAGGTTTATACAGAATATTTCATTTCTATACCATCAACAACTGCAACCCATCTCCAATTTTCATTTAAAATTCCAGTAACTGATACATTTAGAATACCACCACCAACTGTTATGGTTGCGTCTGTATTGGTATTTCCTTCATACGGTGTTGTTATATCCTCTACTTTTACAGCAGATAACGTCCCACCTCTATTTCTAAGTATTGCTCTTTTATTGTATTCTGAAATTGTTGATCCATCATCTTTTGAACCTATAATTTTGAAATTTAAAGAATATGTGTAACCACTTTGTAGGGTCAATATTTGACTTGAACCATCGAGATATAATTGTGTTGGTGAGTTAGTAGATAAAGTACTATTTCTTAAAGTGTATCTTACATATTGTGCATCTCCACGTTCACCAAACATTCCAGATGCATGTGCATATTGACCATACAGCACACTATTGGATTGAAATCCAGATGCAACAGAATATTGTCCAGCTGCTCTACAGCTTACCCCACCAATAACCGTTGAAGCAATTCCTGCTGCAATGTTACTACCACCTCCAATAATTGTTGCGTGGATGTTACTTGCATTGTTACTACCTCCCCCACCAATTGTTGCAAATTGACCAGATGCAATATTACCAGTTCCCCCACCAACTGTTGACCATTGTCCAGATGCAGTGTTACTTTGACCACCACCGATTGTCGCATGTGTATTTGTTGAAGCAATGTTGCTTTGACCACCTGCAACGGTTGTATAATTGCTTGATGCATCGTTATCATAGCCACCACCAATTGTTGACCAGCCTCCAGTTGCCTCATTCAATTCTCCTCCACCTACTGTAGATCTACCACCATTTGCTTTGTTGCTATTACCACCTGCAACAGTTCCAACTTCACCATTAGCAGTATTAGCGGTACCACCACCTATTGTACAATAGTTACCTGCTGTTTTGTTGTTTATGCCTCCACCAATTGTTGAAATTCCCCCACCTGATATTTCATTAGATACTCCACCACCAATTGTTGATTGGATTTGACCAAATATTTTGTTGTCTCCACCACCACCAATTGTTGAATTGGTACATACACCACTCAAAATGTTCTGATATCCACCACCTACAGTTGAATATTCACCTTCTGCTCTATTGAGATTACCACCACATACAGTTGAATAACTACTAAGTGCATGGTTACTTTGACCACCACCTACAGTTGATGAATAAAGACCATTTGTAATGTTTTGATAACCACCACCAATTGTTGATCTTGCACCATATGAAGTGTTATTATAACCACCACCAATTGTTGAAGATTCATCTGTTGTGGTATTATATGCTCCACCACCAATTGTTGAATAATTTCCACTTGCAACTTGAGTTATTGAATTTCTTAACTTTTGCCAGTCTGTTGCATATTGACCTCGTTTACTGCCACCAGCTGACTGGTTATCTGGAATTTGCGCTAATGTAGCACCATCACCTTTAGCTCTTACTACAAAATCAACGTTCGATGCAGCTGAGTTGATAGTTAATGCATGTGCAGTAGTTGCATCATTGGGCACAGTGATGGATGATACTTGTGTAAAAATAGTCAGTGCGTTATTCCACAGTGCAGAGCCAGCTCCAACTGTACTATACGTACTTTGCCAGTTGGCACTCTGTGAGCTGACAGTGGAGTATGTACTCTGCCAGTTGGCTGAGCTAGATCCAACAGTTGTATAAGTGCCTTGCCAGTTAGCAGTTAAGGATTTAATGTCAGTCCCTTGATAGTTCCAATTAGTAGCACTGTTTGTATTAACTGTACTATAAACTGATAAAGAACACTCTAGGTTACCAAAGCTAATTTGATTAAATCCTGCTGTTCCAGATAAACCTGAACTATTTCTTAATAAAAGACGATTGGTACTAGCAGCAGTGGTAGCAAGTTGAAGAGATGAAAAATTTACCGCGGTAGACATAATTTTCAATTATTTATACATAAAGTATATTTAACCACACGAATATGAAGTTAAAGGATAAATATAAATGTGAGTTTAACCAGAAAAAGTTTTACCAATTTGATTTCACCATCAGCTACAGCTAATGATGATGTGTTTGCTATTAAGCAGCATGTTGTTAGCTATGAACATGGTTTCAATATTAACTACACAGATGGATTTAAAAAAGCTGCTGATGTTAAAATTAACAATTATAGTAGTTTATACCTAACTGATCTCAAAACTGATGATGAAATCTTCACTTTTAATGAATTAAAAGATACCCAAGATGATTATATCACCTACATTGCATATAGATCACCTAGTGGTGATTATTTACTGTATTTCGATGATACTAATACATATACAGTACCAGGTATTCACTCATTTTCTCTTATATTAAGCTCTGAAATAATAGATAAATCAAGAACCTACTTTGAAATTGAAACTATTACCGAAACATTTTGCCGTATTAAACGAAGACAAAATGAAGTGAATTATTATCTTGCATATAGCAACGAATCACCTGTATCCTCAAAATTTTATTTTACATCGGTTGTTAATGTTGATGTAAATATATCTAACCCAGATATCTTTAGTTATGTGTTGGACAATCAAGGATTTGCAATATTTGTAAAGAGATTTAATAGTGATACATTTATACTCGGTGTTGATCCTAATACAATAGAATTTGTACTATATCCATATACTACAGATTTTAACTACCTAACACAAAAAACCCTGTTTGGTGTGCAACTAATTGATAATATCATCAAACCTAAGTTGAATACAAGTTTTGTATCATATGATACCGATACACTAAATGATCTTAGTATCAATCAAAATAAAAGTATTTTTGGATTAAAAAATAACAATATTGTTCACTTACAATACAATGATATTACCGATATTAATGAAGTGAAGGTTAATGTGTTAAAAAATAAAAATCAGCATACTAATAAAAATATTAGTAGTAGAGGTAACAGTAATATTATAACATCAGATGATTTACCTGCACCATTCTTTAGAGAATACACATCACTTAACACAGGTAATAGTGAAGAAGGTGGATATGATGATATTAATCTTAACTATGCATTCTATAATCAAGATTATTTAATTGAATCCGGTAAACATACACTTTTTACTGCACCGTCATCAATTTTCCCTTATACTATTATCAATATTAATGACACCACTATAGCTAGAGATGGTGGCATTTATAGTACAACCCCTGTTTTAGCAGATAAAATCTACAAAACGACAGAAATTTCTGATCCACTCAAAGGCAACTACCTTGTTACATGGTTATCTGGAGCTGGTGATGGTTTACCTGTATGGGTTGACAGGTATTATTTTCCAAATATTATTAGCATACAAGCCGCGTTAAGTAGTAAACCACTATTTGAACCAACATTTACAAACCCCACAAGTCAAATTGCTTATAACAATCAATCAAGTATAGCTAACCAACCGTATTACGATATTATAAGTAATTTTACAATATTGCCAGGTGAAACATACTCGTATGAACGTATCGGTGATGATTACCTGTTAAATTATATTAACAATTACAATAACAAAATTCAGTATGATTTTAGCAGCTACATCACACCAACAGGTAGTGTTGTATCGGTTAGTGCTACAGAATTATCATTTAACAGTGATAAAATTGTTTCAATACCAATTGATAAAGTTAATTCAACCGGGTCATTTACTGTATTTTTTGAAATCGATGGTAGTTGGAAGAATGAAATTAGTTATATCTTTGGTAGTTTAGTTGATATCGGTCTTGGTGTTTATAATGACAACCGAGTAACACCATTTAATTACTTACATAACGGTAACACTGTTTATGTTTACAATAAAAATAACAGTTTAATTTACAACTTATCGTTTCCAAGCGATGTACTTGACGTTATAACTGAAAATCATGTTGAAAATTATTTTGTAACAACAGCAAATGGTGATACATTTAACGTTGGTGCGGATGGTACGATCAAAGAAAAATATAGTATCGTTCAACTACCAAGCTTATCCGGGCAATATTTGAGTTACCATAAATCTAGTAATAACATACACTTTTTAAATACAACTTACGGTGAGTATACAACTCTTGATACAAATACAGGTGATTTAAACGTTTCAACAGCGGTTCCATTCATTAGTTCAGCAAACCCGTACCAACCACGCTCAATTTATGAATATAATGGTGTAGTTTATAGTTTTCCAGGTGATCGTGTTAAAATAAAGGATACAACCCTTTATAACCTGATTTCAAATATAAGGATAGAATCATATAACCTCAACCTTACAGGTGTATCAGATATATTCGTTGAATCTAATACTTATATTGAGGATTTTAATGTAGATGATAGTGGTAAAGTATATGTACTGCATAATAACAATAAATTAGCAGTTATAGATAGTAATCGTAAGTTTATTTCAGATACAACCCTAATTCAAGGGTTTACAAGTCATCGTATTGACTTCGTATCTGACTTTGTTAATGGTAAGCGAGAGGTATACCCAATCATCCTATTAAGTGATAGTCAGTTAAATTACTGGTTGATGAACTACACACCAGCTTTATCAGCAACACCGACACAGTTACCTGAAATTAGTAAGTTTAATGATTTATTTGACTATAACAGTTCATATAATATAGCATACCCATCAGATCTTCCATTATTTTTAGGTGACTTTAATTCATATGTTGGTGATCTTAGTGATGGAGCATCAAGTGCAGAAATGCAAGCTATTATCAACGTTTTAGCTGATGGTACATATGATAATTTCCTTGCAACCGTTAAACCTCAAAGTTTAACGAACTATAACTATTACATTAACAATACATCATACAAAACACTCAATTTTGACTTGAAATTAAAAAACATATATAATGTATCTGATAACATAAGTTTACAATATTCAATTGAGTTAGATAAGTTATCAGATTATGGTAACAATATCTGTATTATGTATGATGATAAAGAAGGTGAGTATTCAATCTACATCAATTATAATAAAGTATTTTCAAAAGTTGTTGATAAAAGTAAATATACATTTAATGTGTTGTTAAATAATAGCTTTTATATTGGTACACTAGGATTTTATAACAATATCACCTTAGCGCAGTTTGCAAAAATTCCTGGTCTACTTTACGGAGGTGATTTTAGGGTAAAAAACCTACGATATTTTAATTCAAGGTTGAATGCAGAACAATTACAAGGTATGTTTTTGCAGAATGCAGGTATATCTAATACATATATAACACTACCATGTGGTCAACGCAACAATAATGAAACAATTAAAACATTATTCAAGTTTACCCAACCATACAATAAGAGTAATTCAATTAATGTATTGGTTAAAAACACAAATATAACAACTCAAACCCTACAACAAGAGATATCGAGTAATATTATTAACAATTTACAAGATACGCTACCTGGTGATGTTACAATTAACAGTGTGAAGTTTATTAATTACTAATATGGTTGATTACTACAATAAAAAGTTTGCTTACACATCAGGAGATGTTTTTACATTAACTGGTACCAATTATACCGGTTATTTTAACGTATTGAGTGGTAATAGTTACACCGGTTTCGATCAAACAGTTAAACTTGTAGATATTTCTAACTACAAAAACGATGTATATACTGGAAACCTATTATTTGATAGAACCCTTGGAGATACATTAAGTTTACCATATTCGTTAAATGATATATGTATTAATTCCAATGAGTTTATAACAGCTGATAGATTTAATGATACGCTTAAGAAGATTAACGATAACAACATTTACTTATACTCTAGATGTTTCATATATAACGGTAATTCACCCTCGAATATAACAGCTACAATATGTTTAACAGGTGAAAATAGTTCATTAGATTGGTATACTGGTACTCAAGTAGTTAGTACGTTTAATTTTGAAGATGCATTTAAGACAAATCCATATAGTTTACAGGATGTTGTAGATGTTGAAATTGTAATTGATGTAAATGATGATTACTTTGCATTATTCACCCCAACATCCACTAAATTAATCGTATTAACGGGTAGTTTAGTTAATAATACAATTGGAGTAGCGTTATCGACTCAATTCGTTAGTGATAAAGTTAACGAAATTTTAAGCTTTGGTAAAATAACCAGTATTACATCAAATAATAATGATTTGTTTATATGTGATCAGCAGAATAACTTAATTTACAAATACTCTGTTGAAGGGTTTATTGCAAATGATCCTGGTTTCGCTAGTAAACGATTTATATTAGAGACAATTGGTACAAATAATTCGAAGTCTGGAGTTAACCGTCCTAAATTTATTACATCATCTAATGATTCAGTGTTTGTTTATAATGAACAAAGTAAGTTTTTCGTTGAGTATGATAATAATTTTAACGTTCGTAACGTTTCAAAGTTGTTATCATCAAGAGAACAAGTGTTATGTATAGGTTATAATAGATTTTATAACACCCTCTGCATATTATCTAGTAGTTCAAAAGGTAAAACACTTTCTTTTTATAATAATTTCAAATTAGTGCAACAGGAAAATATTATTTTTGAACTTGGTGCTGATGAATTACCATTAAAGATATTATTTTCAAAAAATGATTCGAATGTATTTTATATTATTACAACACAATTCATTTATAAAAAGATTTTAAGCAACATCGGTAAAACAATTAGTGTATTCAATGATGAAAGAATGAATATTGTTAACACATCTGGTAAATTTACCGGGTTGACAATTCACCCTACATCAAATAATTATGATTTAATGTTTGTTGGTAAACAAGATCGTTTAATTTTTATTCAAGAGCAAAATAACTTTAATACGGTATTGAGAGGTGATAATATTGTAAATTATGATATTAATAGTATTAATATCAAACAAGATGAATACATTCAAAGTAATTATATAAACAAAGAAATTTATAAGGTGTTATCAAATCTATTCAAACTCAAAAATCAATATCTTGGTAGATTTTTAGTGGAATATACAACACCAAATAATAATCTCACATATGCACAGTCTTTACTAGGTGAAAATCTAATATACAAAGGGTATACATACTTAGATGATTACAACTTCTTAAGTATTGATAATATTAATGATTTCTATATACATGAAAACGAGAAAGTAACAGCAAGTGTGTTTAATAGATGCATTAAGAACGTTTATAATCTACAGCTAGCAATGTTACAGCAATCAACACAAAAAAATAAAACACTAGTACAATACCTCACAACAGGTGGTACTTTAGTGGTAAGTTAATAAATAAAACAAATGGCTAACAAAATCGAAATTTTAGAAAACACTATTGTAAAATTGCTTTTCAGACGTGGTACCGATGCAGAGCGTAAAACGGTAACATTTAATTTAGGTGAACCAGCTTTAACCACCGACACTAAAAGGCTATTTGTTGGTGATGGTACAACAGTAGGTGGTGTACCTGCTGGTAATAGATTTTTAGGATTTTCTTCAACAGCAAATTTAGGAACCCTTGTAACTGCAACTGCTCCTGTAAGTGGTGATTATTTTTATAACACCACAGAGTCAAAAATGTTATTTTTATCTGGTACATTAAATAGTGCTATTAGTAGCTGGGGTAGATTTGCATAACAATGGCTAAGTTAATTAACTTCATATACAACGGTGATAGTTTCAATGTAAACTACGATTTAACATGGTCATTTAAGTTTGCATTGTGTGGATCTTCTATTACAGGTAGCCTATCAGATAGCCAAGCAGGTTTTACTACATTTTTAACTACCATACCAACCGTTACAGGTGGTGGTCATTATAACAATTTAGGATATACTGGTTCACCACCTTTATCTGGAGGTCTATTAGCTATTGGCTTTGATACATATGGTGTATTTGCTTTATCTAGTGCGAGTTTTGATGGTGTTTCTAATTTAAATATTGTAAAAAACTCGTTAATAATTAGAGGATCTTCTCCTACATGTAATTTACTTTACAACATACCTTTAAGTACACTAAGCACGGAATTTACATTACTTTCAACTCAAATTAATTTCTGTTGGTTAAGATTCAGGTTAGGTGATGTTTGTAGTCGAATTTATATTGATTACCGATATGGTGATTCATCTAATTACACTCAACTTACCTCATTACCAGTTAGTATTAATTTTAATGCATCGACAGAAGCATATGTTGGTTTATCATACACCTCACCAGTAACATCACTTGATTTCGATTATATTGATGTGTTGAGTCTAGATGATATAACAGAAATTCTACATCTAGATGGTGATGAGGAACTTGCAATAACTGATATACCGGTACCTGATCCAACCTCAATTTTACAATTTAAGAATTTTAATATAGAAGGTGGTACTATTTACCCAACTACAACAAGTTACACACAACTTACTAATATTGGTGAAACTATATTTTACACACAAACGGGTGCAAATGTTGAAGATTTTGCAACTCAAGACGAACACATTATTCTTACATAAATAAATTTAGCATATGAGCGTAACTATTGTACCAGGACAGAAACTTACAGAACTAGCAGCAATTTCATCGATTGGGTTAACTGATTTATTGTATGTTGTTAAAGCAAGTAACAGTACATCATTCAGTTCAACCCTTTCTGTATTGAAAGACTCTTTAGTTGGACCACTTTCATCTACATTTTTACCACTTGCAGGTGGTACAATGACTGGTAGCCTTACACTTACAGGTGTACCAATTACCACAAACAATGCAGCAACTAAAGGTTATGTTGATGCAGCGGTTGCAAGTGTTTCTGCTGTATCATTCATACAGAATTTTCTACCTTTATCAGGTGGTACAATGACAGGGGGTCTTACACTTACAGGTGTACCGATTGCTACAAATAATGCAGCAACTAAAGGTTACGTTGATGCAAATTTTCTATCACTAGCCTCAGGTGGTACACTATCTGGTGCATTAATATTAAATGGTAACCCAACATCCACCAATCAAGCAGCAACTAAAGCATATGTTGATAGTGTTACAGGTACAAAAGTAACAGTTAAAACAATTTGTGGTAATAACTGTGGTGATGCTATTACTGCTTCTGGTGTTTGGAGAAATTATATTATCGATAATAAAAATATTTTAAGATGTTCCGGGTTATTTGGAACCCGCATTTCAAATGGTAGAACATCTATATATAATGGCGGCATGGGAACCACCGGTGTGACAGTTGATGGGTTTAGACCATCTGGTATTCAATTTTTAACAACTACTGAATATCCTCTTAGTGTACTAGGTAGTGGGTATGTTACATGGGTACTATCAAATTCTGGTACAGTTTATTCAACCGGGCGAAATGCATATGGAAGCCTAGGAATAGGTACCAACTCGCGTTCAATGATTTTTAAAGCATTGACTTCAATGGCACTAAGTGCCTCGCAGTTAGTGGTTAGTAGTGGATATTATGAGGATGATGGGGATTACCTTGGTTCCGCTTTTATAATTGATAAAAGTAATAATCTATGGGCTTGGGGTAGTAACGGTGCTGGTCAATTAGGTTTTGCTACTGCTGTGGGTAAACCTGCTACAGGTAATTCTGGTACGTATTTTTGGAGCCCATGTGCTGTTAATGTTGGTGGTGTTAATAATAAAGTCAAATCCGTTGTATCAACAGGTTATACTACTGTTGGGTCAACATACGTAATACTAACAGGTGGTGAACTTTATGCTACTGGTTTCAATAACAATGGTCAATTAGGTTTAGGGGATACAACCAATCGTGCTTCATTTACTCGTGTAGTTAATGTATCTGCAGATGCAATATATACATCAAGTACAGGTTATGCAACATACCTTGTTCGTGATGGTTCTTTATCTGCAGCTGGTGACAACACTAGTGGTAATTTAGGTAATGGTCAAACAGGTACAAAAATTAATAATCTAACATTCCAAACAGTTTTTAGTGCAGATTCAACTGGTAGTAATATTGGACCACTCAGAGATGTAAAAACTATATCTGTTAATGATGGGTATAAAGGAGCTGTTTCAGTATTTGCACTAACCAATGATAATAAATTATTTGCTTGGGGAAGTAATAGTGGAGGTCAATTAGGGGTCGGTGATAACAAAAATAGATTATATGCTACTCAAGTTGCAACTGCAACAAAAGTTCAAACATTTGGATATGGTAGTACAAGAACAACCACAGCTATATTATCTGCTGGTAGTATATACATAGCTGGTTGGGTAACTCTTGGTATTGATGGTCAAGGAGATGGCGCGGATAAGTACCAATTAACATTCCAAAAAGTTATTCAACCACAAGGTGTGCAATGGGTTGATTTTCAAACTACAGCACAACGAATTGGTTCTGGTAGTAGTGCGATATTTGCTATTGATACATTTGGTAATCTATGGGGATGGGGATCGAACGTTTATAATGAGCTCGGTCTACCCACTGATTCGTCTTATCGAGGTGAGGTCGCTTCGCTTCGTTTTGATTTACCAATGAAAATTTCTATCGTTGAATAATTAGTCAAACATTCCTAATTCAACTTCAGTCTTCACATCATGTTTCATTGAATGAAACCTTTCATTGATGTACTTTTGAAATGCAATGGGTTTTACCCAGTCAATTTCTTCAATATCTTTACCCCACTCCACGCATTTTTGATCAACTACATCAATTGCTTCCATTAAACACATCCAGCGTGTAAAATGATCAATGTGCATATTTTCTTTACCCTTTTTTGTATTAATTGTAATATAAATGTCGTTTTTATCTTTTTTCATATCACCATAATACCGTAGTTCCTATTCTAAATCTGTTATTTCTGGAATATCTAGCAAAGTTGTGGATAAAAGAGGTTGTGTTACAATAATTGGTGTTACTGTTAGGTCAGCTTTAATAACTTGATTACATTTACCACAGGTAAATACATTGGTATCGTTAACGTAGACTGCTTCTTCAAATATATTTTTACCGCAAGGGCATTCAAATGTGGTAACATTTTGTTCAAGGTAGGCTAACCGTGTATTTAAAATTCGTTCACGTTCATTAGTTGCTTTAAGTAACATATAATCATTAACAAAATAGCAGATTACTAATTGACCAACAAATGCTAACATAAATGCATGCCAAAATCCTAATACTGCTGTTAAACTTAAAGCAAATAATGTACTAACTAACAGAGTGATACCTAAACTCAACAAAATCTTTTTATACATATTATAATTTAAGATCAGCTAGTGAGTTATTCAACTCAAATACCAAATCTTTAATTTTAACAATAAGCTCTATCTGGTTATCAATCCGTTTTGTTTTCATTGCATCTGTTTTAGCTGCCTTTTCTAAAATTGCAGCCATATCATTTAATGAATTAACAATAATACCAAGTCGTTGTGGTAGTGAATCAATCTCGTACGGTAAATCTGGAGGAGCAATAGCAGCTTGTTCCTGCTCTTTACTTAAGAATTCATACGCCTGGTCATAGTTGTCAGCTAGCTTTGGTGATATAGATCTCGAAACAGAATATGGATTTTTTACTGGTTGCATTAAATATATTTATAACTTTCAATAAATATTAACATGAGTAGCTTTAGTAAAAGATTTAAAACCATCCTAGAACAAGATGAAATTACCCCAGATGAAGCTGCAATGGCTTCAACCCTTGATGCTGAGACAAACCCACAAGACTTTGGAGCTGATATTAACGTTCAAGCTGCAACAGCTATTGCACAACAGCAACAGCAAATGGTTGGTACTGTACAAGCTTGGATTGTAAAACTAGATGAGTTTGTAAAGTATTTAAATTCACCAACCGGTGACTCTATTCAAAATACACTCAAAGATAGTCAACCAGATACAATCCTTGATAAGATTAGAACAACAGAAACTAAAAAGATTGCACGTTCTGCAATGGACCTTGCAGCACTTTCACAGATCTTCCAAGGTTACCTCGCTACAGCGCGTGATGCTAAATACAAGGGAGTATAATTAACCAAACAATCAACAAAAAAGCGTATAAATTAATTTTTATACGCTTTTTTTATCTCTGCAAGTTTCAAAGTACCCGTTAATTGTGTAAAGCTGTTATCAATAATAAAATCTGTCGATATTTCTGCAAGGTTATATGTCATACACATATCATTAAAGTCTTTGAGGGTTTTACCATACTTTTCTGGCCATATAAATACCCGTTCACCTTGCTTTAACAATTTTGCTGTCTTTACAAAAGACGTTTTATCAATCCATTGCGAGTCTAACACCCAAATTTTAGTAAAGAACTGATACATTTTTAGTTGCTCTTGCTGTAGTTGAGTAAAGTTATGATCACCTTTAGTAATACCAGCAACTGCTAACCCATTTCTTGCAAACATTGCATTAATAGGTCCTTCAAATAAAAATACATAGTTCAAACTATCGTTAACGTTATTGATCCCATAAAGAGACTTATCACTCCCAAGTTTAGACGTATACTTTGGATATGTAGTGTGTCCTGTTTGTAATACCGTTCTAGATTGATAAAATATAACTTTATCACGTTCATCATAGAATGGAATAATCAATCTATTTTTATGGACATAATCAGTTAATGATGTATACAAAGCTTTAGGCTTATTAACAGCAGTATCAATGCGTCTGCTAGTTATAAGTTTCAAACAACTCCTTACAGTCTCATTATCTTTATAAAACTCTAATTGCTGCGAATCAAATAGGTTAATTGCATCAATAGGTAGATCAGTTGTTGTATATTCTTTCTTAATTTCTGTATCATGTTCATCAGAAACAAAACCATATTCATATTTACCAACTTCTTTAAGAATATCATGATAACTAAGACCTGAAACTTTTTCAACCCACTTAAGGGGGGTAGAACTCCAACCGCAGTTATGACAAAAGATGTTATTATTTTTAGGTATATAAAAACACCGACGCTTACTACCTAAAGATTTACCTTCGCGACAGATTGGACAACCACATTGAAAAGTTTTATTATATTTGTTACGTTTAGGTTGATAACCAAACGTATAAAACTTTTCGATAACATATTCTTCTGGAATTATATTCATGTAAATAATTTTGTAATACTACTTGTGTAGTCTTTATCAAAACAAAATACATTATACCACTTATTCATATTATTCAAGATATTTTGTAATTGCATCTCTTCACAATACATTTTAAATTGTTTAAAATCATGATCTTGCTCAAGTTGCAATTGTTGATTATAAAATTCAAGTTCATCTAAATTAATCTCATATTTATCAAGACGAAACAATTCATAATTGCGTTGAAATTCGGTATTCTGCTCTGATGTAGGGGTATATTCACCATTAAAGAATTTTTCGATTTTCTTTTTGCCCATTCCTGTTACACCAGGTACATTATCTGATTTATCTCCCTTAAAACATTTTTCAATCATAAAATGATGATGACTACACTTCATAATATCATTGAAATTATTATGATCAATTTCAACTTTCCGAATTGGATCAAAAACTTTAACATGCCTATTAATACATTGACAAAGATCTTTATCAACAGTTACAATTATTTTTTCACCAGGTAATTTCTTTGCCAGAAAGGCCATGCAGTCATCAGCTTCGAGAGATTTAGGAAAAAAGTTTTTAATGCCAATAGATTCAAGGAGGCTCTTAATTGAATTATTCTTTGCATGGACTTTAACACCGTATTCTTTGTCTCGATTACCTTTATAATCAGCAAATAACTCTTTTCGTTCATTTACATTACAATCTTGCTTTTCATCCCAGCAGCAGTAAATCTTATCCGGTTTATATTTTTCTACATAGGATTTAACTGCATTTAAAAACATGTATACATGCAAAAATGAGTTTTCTACATCTACTTGGTTATTAGCAACCCAGTATACACGGTGCACAAGGTTATTACCATCTATAATAAGAGTCTTCATATCCCTTATTATAGATGATTTCCTTATAAAATCAAGCTAAAAGAGCTAGAACAGGTTTTCCTTTATCTGCAACCTTAAATGGTCTGCCTTCTGGTGATATTACAATTTGATCCACTGGTAATCCCGCTGCAGCAGCAATTGTAGCATTAAAGTCAGATGGGCTGACAATGTTTTCAACTGATTTCATACCCTTTTCATCAGATTTACCATATGCTTGACCACCTTTGATACCAGCACCAATGAGTACACCGGAGAAAGCACCTGGATGGTGGTCTCTACCATTATTAATGTTAATATTTGGTGTTCTACCAAAGTCTGTTGCAATTACAATAAGGGTTTTATCATAAAGACCAGATGCTTTAAGGTCTTCAATAAGAGCATTAACAGCTTGATCAAG